CGATTCATTTCCAGCAGAGATTGAATTAAATACCCAAAGTGATGTCGTTTTAGCACCAGCGTATGGAATTTCTTCAGATACTGGATACTATCTAGTAAATGGAAAATCATTAGTTGCAAAAAATACTGGCGTTCCATTGGTTTTTGGTGCATCTAGTGTTACTAAACTTTTACCAAATGGAGTTGACCCATCCTTTATTTTTCCTGGAAAAGGCTTGCTTCACGAAAAAGGAAGATACAACGAATATACTGTTGAATTTTGGGCAAGAATAAATTGCGACTCAAGTCTACCTAAAAAAATATTTGGACCAATAGCAAGTCAAGACGGCATATATGTAGAGGGTGGATTTTTAACATTACTTATAGGCGGTAACTTTGTATCTCACTTTGTTGGAGAATGGTTTAGGCCAATGCTAGTTCATTTAAGAGTTATTTCAAATAACGCTACAGTTTTGATAAACGGAGAAGAAGTAATTTCTTTAGATTTTGTAACAGATTCAATTACATTGCCAGACTTAGATGGTGAAGACTGGCTTGGATTTTATGCACACGAAGATGTCTCACCAATAGAAATTGATTGTGTAGCAATATATTCTTACACTGTTCCAAACATTGTAGCCAAAAGAAGGTATGTGTATGGGCAGGGAGTTGGCTCTTCAGAAAGCATTGACTCTGCTTATAGTGGAACAACTGCTGCAATTGATTACTCATTTGCTGACTATACTGCTAACTATAATTATCCAGATTTTGCACAATGGCAACAGGGATCTTTTGATAATTTATCAACTACTGCAACATCTTTAACTACTCCACAGTACTCTTTACCAAGTATCTTTACTGGAACAAAAACATTGCAAGATTTATATGATGACTCAGAGTCTTTATATGATAACCTTACAAGCGGAGATTTAGGAACAGATAGCCATTTTATTTGTTTAAATCCAGACTCTTCTTGGGACTCAGAAGGCTCTCATCTTAACTTTCCAAACTTTAATATATTAAATAGTCAGGTAGCAGCCATATATGGTGTGTTTCAGGTAAACCAACAGGGTAGCGGAACAGACGAACAAGAAGAAATATTGTTTAAGATATATAGCCCTAGTACAGGAAATTATTTTTCAATAAATGTAGATGGCTTAGAGATCGTATATTCTTTATTTTACAGCGGTATTTTACAAGAAATTTATCGTACGGATGACTTTGCAGTAGAAGAACTATTTGCTGCAGGAATAAATATACAAGATCTTGTAAATGCATTTGGTGGTAATGTTGCAACATTCTTTGGAAACCAGAACTCTTTAAGTCTTTATGTTGGTGGAGATAACAATAAAGATAAAACCTTTAAAGGATATATATTCTCAGTAGGATTTTCTACAGCCCTAAACCTTAACAGCATCTCAACTCACTTCAATGACTCTGGTATTGCTATTATAGACTCATACACTGGAAGCGGTGTTGAAGCATCAGAAAATGCTCTATCACTGCTATCTCATACTGCTAGTTATACCCTTCTTCCAACATACTCTTATAACAAGTTATTTTTAGATATAGGTGTTTCTGGATCCTGGGAAGACTATATGCCTTTGTCATATTTTGCACAGTACGTGCAGAATGATGTTGGTAACTCTTTTTACGACTTAGACTTTTTACAATTTAATATTGGATACCCGTCACCATCTAGCCTTCTAGAATCAGAGACAACTGGAAGTTGGACATATGAGGACTTGCTAACAGAGTACTCACTTCCAGCACAAAGGACTTATCAGCAACTAGACAATGCCCTGCTTACTGGCTGGAATAATTATCAAGACCTTAAAGAGCGTGCACTCAAGTATTATGAATATAATACTCAGGATGCAGCAATAAGAAGTTATGTAACTTTTCAGTATATACAAGAGGGTGCAAATAGACCACAAGAAGCATTTACCACTACTGTACCAGCAAAAGAAAATGCAATTGTAGACGTTTCTGAGTATTCATCGTGGGCAACAACAAAGTTTGAAGTTGTTGACAATACAATCATTTATCCTAGAAAAGATATTGATTTTAATGATTTGGCAATTGTTTATCACCTTGACTTTAATATAAGAGGAATATTAACAAAGCCAATTCTTTTGAGAAAACTAGAAGTTGCATCTAAGGCACTAAACGATAACTCGTTTAATCCAGTTGGAACAAGATTTGGAACAGGCTTGTTTCCGTATAAGAGATCTGGAATATACTTTGACTATAAGTCAAAAAATCCATTTAGCATTTACAAGGGAAGCACCCCATACCTATACATGAACAGAACTTCTGGAATTCAGGTTCGTGGGGACTTTGACTCTAACTTTGATCGTGGTATCTCTATGCCAATAAATCAATCTTTAGCAGAAAATTATAGGGTTAGTGCTATGCAGTCCTGGATAAGATATGATCAAGAGTCTTTTCCTGGCACTCCTATAAGTTTATTTGAAATAAGATACAAGGGCGACACAATTGTTTTTTATGTTGTATCAAATGATGAGTTTGGTCAAAGAGGCAGGGTATATGCTAAAAATAAATCAGACAACTCAGAGTTTCAAGGAATCTCTTACTACCTAAATGGAACTTTAGTAAGAGAGCCAGTCTTAACTCTTAAAGAGTGGGCCGTCTTAGGAATTAACTTTGGAGAGGCACTAAACTTTGATTTATTTAGAGGCGCTATTAATCTAAATAGCCCAGCAATATTCAATAATATTTCCTACTATCAGGCAAACAACCTTCAGCAATTGCAGTCAAAGATCAATAGGCCGTGGCTTAAGGTAAAGCAAGAGGGTTTGACTGAGCGTGAATGGTCATATTGGCTCAATAACTTTACATGGGAAGGCGTTCTTGTTATTTCAGCGTCAGCCCTGTATGGAGTTAATGCACAAGACGTTTATAAGAACTATCTAGGAACTAATAAGATTATTATTGATGATGAGTCAGGCATGATTTTTGATGCAGACAAGTTGAAAATCTATAATGACACAACTTGGTCTATATCTGTTGGCACACCAGTCTAATCTGGTATACTTATGGTTATGGATTCTTTAATTAACCCAAAAACTGGTAAACCAATTGTTGAAAACGTGCGTCGCAAGGTCATAGATAAGCATTATGATTGGGGTCTGTACGTTTATAAAAAATCAAACGGTAAATGGTTTACAGACGGCACTGGATCTGTCTTAAACATACCTTCTCAAAAGGGAGATATATCAAAAATTGCTGAACTAAAGAGGGCAGCAATATTTAATGGTGATGACGGAGAAGGAACAGCACACTTTGTTCCTGGATTAACAAGGGTATCTGAAGAAGAATATTCAGAACAAAAAGATAGAATGAGACAAGGTTTAATTCCAAATGTTAATGATTTGGGTGCTATTGCAGATGCACAAAAGACATTAAGGACACATGGAAGGGATGCGTACGAAAGTGACTGATGATGATGATAACTTCCAGTATGTTAGAGCAAGTTTAAATACTCAAGAGCAAGAAGAGAATAAGTTTAATTTAAGTGACCCATTTAATAAAAACTGGGAAGAGTTACAAAAATACTCTGGTCTAGATCAAAACTTCCGTCGTCGTGTAGCAAGACAAGTAAGCAAAGCGATAACACCAAATGAAGCATATTTAGATTCTGCAAATGCAGTTCCATCTGGAGTAGATGCTGGATCAAAGGCCCTTAATCCTGGAACGGTATATAGAAATGGATATGGTCTATTTGACGTAATCACACCACCATATAATATGTATGAACTTGCAAACTTCTACGATACCTCTTTTGCTAACCATGCAGCAATTGATGCAAAGGTAGAAAATATTGTAGGTCTTGGGTATCGTTTTGATATTGCAGATAGAACTGCACTTAGACTAGAAATGTCAGAGGATGAGTCAGCAACTGAAAGAGCAAGAAACAGAATTGAAAGAGCAAAGATTGAACTGCGTGACTGGTTAGAAAACCTTAATGATGATGATAGTTTTACAAAAATTATGGAAAAGGTTTATACAGATC